CATATCAAATCCACGTAGTTTTCCACTTGAAACTAAGCCATTTCTAATTGAGCCTTGACCTGCGTTGAAGTCTACAGACAATAGTTTAGAAGATGACTGACCTAGAACTTCGTAGAAGTCAGGACTAGCAACAAACCATCTACCTTCTTCAGGTACATTCTGTTCGTCTAATAGTCTTGCCATTCTAGCCATAAGGTCTAATGGGTCTGTTTCAGAAGCTCCTAAATCAGCAGCACCAGAGCCATCAAAGACTCCTGCAGCTAAATCAGTAGCACTATCAGCACCTAAAATGTGATTAGGTGATGAAGCTGAACAACCAGCAAACATAGTAGCTAACACAGCAGCATCATATGAATCTTTCAATGCATATGCAGCAGAGCTGGAAGCAATCTCTTTGAAGTTGACATGTGACATATTAGTTTCAATATCATCTACGATGAATTTGAAAGCTTTAGCACTATCAACAACCAAAGTGATTTCTTGGTCTGTTAGTTTTGTGTCAGTAGTATCACTACCTCTAGTGTAGTCTGATACTGAAATGACAGGTTCTTTTATAATTTTTACTGAGTCTCCGAAAGAGGATATCTCACCGGCATAGTCGGTGTTTGTGATAGCTTCTACTACCGAGGCTTTCCTAAAAAAGTTCATTACCTTTTTAGAATAAACCGAAGGTAAAAAGAAACTATTAGTTTGTCCACTTACAGAGTTGCCAAAGTTGGCGTTTGTATCAGTACTTGGTTCAAAAAATTGAGCCATGATTTTCTCCTTTTAAGTTATAGTTAATTCTTTGAGATTCTTCCTTCTTGCATAGCGTCTGATATTTCTTTTTCAAATTTATCAAACTCTGCCATACTTAAAGCAGCAATCTCCCTTTCTGACCATATTCTCTCTTGCTTTGGGTCTACACTAGTTGTTTTAGTAGAAACCATATCTGCAGCAGATTTTCTGGTCGGTTTAGAATTTGACTTAGTCTTTTTAGATTCTATACCAAAATCTTTTTTAAACAAATCAAGAGCACGTGAAGCTAGGTCAGCATCAGAAGCATTTGAGTATATCCAATCTTGGATAGACTTAGGTTGTTCTTTTGCCCATGTATGAAAATCATCACTGTTTTTAATATCTTCAAAATCAGGATGTCTTTCTACTAACCTTTTTTCTGCATCTTGTCGTATTAATTGAGTCTCACGTTCTTGGAGTTTACTAAGGCGTTCTTCTAGAACTTTTGCTTTAGTCTCCGATTGCATATGAGCAACAGTTTCTACAACTTCATACACATCAGGATAATTATTCTTAAATTGTTCTAGTTCTTCTTGAGATTTAGGAGCTACATATTCGGTTCTATTACTAGTAGCCTCTTCTATTAACTCTTGTTCTCTAGATTTAAACTCATTAAGTTTACTATCATAATGTTTTTTTAAATCATCATATCTTTTTTTGTAGTCTGGTTTCTTATAAGGTGTATCCTTAGTAGTTTCCAGTTCTTCAGTATTAACACTTCCTTCAGCTTCCACTTCAGTTATGTCATTACTTTTAAAGAGTTTATTCTTTTCAGAAGGCTCTTCAAAATACATAGTATCTGATGATAAAAAAGGTTTATCTTCTTCTTTGTGCCAATCTTTTTTTGCATTATAAGGATTTGGTACTTCTTCTTTTTGGACTTGTTCAGTCATTTTCTATTCTCCTAATTGGGGCTTTGTTCACAAGGTAGCTCTATGTCGACTAGAGGGCTTGTATTGTAAAGGTAGCCTTTCGGTTTAATTTAATAAAGTGCCTGATATCTCAGGGTAGCTTTATTGGTTTTAACTACGGACGTATCTTGATTGAGCAGAAGGGTCGAGCATAGTTTCTCTAATTTTATTTCTAACAGTATCGTCTTGTTCAGCTACATAAGTACCTTCATTAACTACCTGTTGTCTATTAATATTAGATTCAATTTCTTCCATTCCACTATCAAGCATTCCACCCGTAGCTACTTGTTGTCTTTCATCTGCATTAGCTTCAGCATCTTTCATCATAGACATTAAAGCGTCTTCTCCGATTTCTTCTACAGCTTTTGCAGTAAAGACAAATTCTCCGTCAGATAACCTTGCAGGTATACTGTCAGAGACTCCTGAACCCGGTCCTTCAACAGGACCAGACCCAGCAAATTCTTGAGCAACATCTATTATTTTATCAAATAACATAGATAGTTGTTCGTCTTGTTCTAGTTTAGAAGTTAGCATATCTTCTTCTTCTTCGCTTAATGCTTCTTCCATTATAAATTTTGTATAGTTTTCTTCCATAGAATTATCTGATTCCATATTAGATTCTGGTGAACCCATCATGTCTTGCATTTGATTGTCTGTAGACATAGACATTTCAGAACTAGCTTTTACTTCTGGCATAACTTCTGGCATCATAGATTCTTCTTGATTTTCCATAGGCATGTCATCGGCTAGTAATGAACCACCTTCAGCTTTTTTCTTTCTGTACATACCACCCATATAATTAGGCTTTCTGTCTTTTGCAGCTTTTTTCATTGATTCATTTTTATTACCGTCTTTATCTAAATCTAAGTAATCTGGTTTTTCTAACATTTTTATTCCTCTTCTTTTCTATTAATTGCTTCTTTAACCTGTTCCTGTAACTGCTCTAGGCGTACCAGAGAACTCACTCTCCCCTGAAGCCGGAACATTTCCTGTTCCGATATTGCCACCACCAGTGCCTGTAGCTCCAAGCTCTTGAGGTTGTTGAGGTGTTCCTTGAAGTCCTCCCATTGGGGACTGTTGACTATTGGGTTGAGCTTCTTCGCCATTTGTTTGTCCAGCATTCTGCATTCCTATTATTTGTGCCATGATAGCTGCTTCTTCAGGGTCATTGAGTATTTCATCAGGGTCTAAATCTAAGCTGTAGGCTAGTTCACTAACGAGTTTAGAAATCTTAACAAACGGAGCAATAGCAGGGCTTTGTGCAGTTTGTAAAAACATTGTAAGTCTTTGACTTCTAACTTCTTTCTGCATCAAGCTATTTGTTCCAGTAGCCTTAACTTCTAAATCACCTTTGACATCCAACTCATCCTCTAAGAACTGCATGTTCCATTGGAAATAAGATTCTCCTAATGGCTTTAATAAAAAGTCATCAAGATTTTTGATAACAGTTTTAATATTTAAACTAGATGCTCCCATTAACATTGACATACCTGAAGCAGTCCTTGTCATACTTTGAACACCTGTTTGTCCGTGTGAGTAACTAGGTATACCTGTTTGCTCATCTGCAAGTTGTCTGAACTTATCAAACATCATCATGTTTTCTGGTGCAGTATTAGGAAATTTTAAACCATGTATAGCTTGTCCGGGCATTCCTGCTTGTCTACGGAATATCTTTCCGGGATATATTTCCATTGATTGTCCACCTACTAAGGCAGACTCATCTACATCAAAGACTAAAGACCCAGCCATTGCTAAGTTATCTACAGCCATTCTTGCATGACCATTCATAATCTGTTGACTATCATCCATATTTTCTGCTACGCCAATACCAAAAAAGTTATATGGGTTTCTTTCATAAGGAAAAGCATGATAAGGTAATCTGTAAGGTGTAAATGGATTTAGTACAGCCCTTAACAAGTAATGTCCACATGTCCATATGTTTACTTGTACTTCATCAAGGTCATCAACACTGTCGGGTAAGTCAATTCCTACTTCTCTTGCGTACTCTGCATCCATCATTCCCCAATACTCTATGACTTCAAAGCTACTATTTATATCTTCATCACTTCTATTATCATCTTTTAATTGGCTTTCAAAATCTTTTTCTACGTAGTTAGCACCCATTTGAATAGTACTACGTATTGCATCTTCATTAAAGTAAGGCATATGTCGTAGTTGTCGTAGTTGACTTCTATTCATTTTGTGTCTATGTATTACATATTCACATTCTTCCATAGTAGTTGCGTTAGGGTCAGGATAAAAATCCCAACAACTAACAAACTCTATTCTAGGAACTCTAACTTCTAATGGATTGTATGTTCTTGTTCCGTCTTCTCCAGTATCCCATTTGTGTAATTTTTTATTAAAATTAAATGGTCCTTTTACAATCCCCGTACCTAGTAAGGCAGATTCTAAAAGAGCATTTCTTATTTCGGACGAACCATTAGACTCATCTATTTGGTCATGGATAAGTTTTTCCATTCTTCTTGCAGCTCTTTGTGCAGGAGATACTTCTAATTCTGCAGGATTATAACTAACTCCATCTATTAACTTTCCTGCTTTTTGTCCTTTGTCTTCAAGGCTTTCTTCAAAAACACCATTATAAAATGTTGCTCCTGCTTTTAAAACTTTACCATCACCTTCGTAACCAACATCATAAGGATTTTCTAATTCTCTATTTCCTATGTCATCAGGTACTTCACCTTGAGTTGTTTCCATTCCCGGCATAGGACTAGAACTACTTAGATGTGCAAAGTCTGTTTCTCCTTCTGGTATTTTTGTTTCTGCTATTCCTATTGGAAATTTACCTGTACCAAATATAACATCAACTAATTGACCAAAAGCAGCTAGTACTTTTGTTTTAGTAATTTTTACAAAGACTCTAGACTTTTCAGAGTTTCTAAATTTAATTGATTTGTTGTAAAGACCTCTATAGTTTTCGTAAGCTTGTAGCCATCGTTTTTCATCAGTGTCTCTACCTTCTTCTGCTTGAGCATAACGACCTTTAATAATACCAATAAGATTTCTTTCTTGGTCTTCTTCTAAATTTAAATTTAAACCTGATTCACCTTCTACATCTTCGTAAAGATTATTAGCGTTTAAAAATGTATTATCTTCTGCCATATATTAATAACCAAATGTAGAATCAATAGGTCTATACATTTCACGTTTTAAACCTCTAATCCTTTCTAGTGGGCTTTCCATTCTAGGTCTGCTCATTATCATATAACGCAATGCATCATATGCATGGTCAGAAGCATGTGTATCCACATCTTCCGGATTAGATTTAGATAAAGGTATAGATTGTAGTTCTCTTATTAAGTTAGGACATGTATTAAATATCTGTAACTTAGGTCTACCATTCTCTCTAACCTTTAAATACTCGTGTATTTGTACTTTACCTTGTATTCTATTCTTATCAGCTCGTCTTAATTTATGACCAGCTCTAACTAAACTTTCACCAACAGTAGGACCAGTCGTTCCTGTATTTGCCCACGCTGCTGTATCTAAGACACCATTCACTGAGAAAGGGTCTTCTGTTTCCATATCTGTTATTATAGTACCTAATTCCTCACCTGTCAACCCTTTTTTATACAATTCTCTATAAATTATTAAAGTATTGTCATTCATATCCATTATTCCCCACAAACAACAAGACTCTGAAGCATATCCATAGTCAATTCCTTTTACTCTTTCCCAATGAACAGGTAAAACAAAAGGAGTAATTACATGGTGTTTAGGTTCAAATTCTGTAAATGCTGCACCTTCTGCTACATCCCAGTTACCTTCTAGTAGTTGTTGTCTTTGTGTAGGAGGTAATGACTTAAGCATTTGCTCATAAACACCATCAGCATCTAAGTAAGGATTATCAGCTAGTCTAGCAGGAATAAACTTTCTTGTTAAACCATCTTTACCTTCAAAACTTTTGTTATTTTCTTGAGGCAATATGTATCTTTGTTTTACCCAATGAGAACCTACACCACCGGGGTTAGCAGTACAACGTAAGTATGTTTCTATTTCTGGGTCAGTTGTTCTTAAACGAGAAGCAAGATAGTTCCAACTAAACTCTGTAGGTAAATGAGTAATCTCATCAAAGCCTATCCAACTATATGCTTGTCCTTGATATCTGTAAACATCTGCATCTCTTTCTAAGAAACCAAACTCTACCTTTGCACCTGATGGAAAGTTCCAAAGCTTTTCAACTTCTTTAAACTTAGCTCCAGGAAAAGCTTGTGGATATAACTCACGAGACTTATCAATCATTTCTCTTAGCTCTGGCATAGACCTTCTAAGTATCAAGGCTCTGTGTGCTTTTTTGTGTGCATAGCGTAGTGGGTCTACTAACATAGCATAAGATTTACCACCACCTGCTGCTCCACCATAGAGAACATCTTTTTCACTAGCAGCAAGAAAGTCTGTTTGTGGACCTTCATTGGCGTGGAATACTACATGATTCTCTTCTAGTACTTCTTTTATTGAAGGAGCTACTTGTTCTAACTCTTCATCAGTTACTATATTTGATGTTGTTTTTTCTGTAGCTTTTTTAATTACTTCTTGTTCAGCTTTAAGTTTAGATTCTTTGTATGCTATTTTCTTTTTAGCTTTAATTAATTCTTTTTTATCTCTAGCTAGTTTTTGTTTTCTTTTTTGCTCTGGAGAATATCTATACTTAACTTTAGGTTCTGGTGTCTTATTTATAATTTTAGATAAACCTACGTGGCTTAATTTTCTACCTGTTTCTTCAGATATTAATTCTGCTGCTTTTCTTAATGAATATTCTTCATTACGAACAGAGGATATATAGTTATTTAGTATTGTTAATTCAGAATGTATAGGTTCTAAGTAACCTTGAATGTTACTTATTTTGTAACCAAAAGGTACAGTAACACCTTTCTTTTTTATGTAACCTTCTGGTATCTTATCCATTATGTTACTTGTCTATAAGCTCTTGTTTTCTTTGCTGTTTTTTTTGATTGTTTGCTGTGTTGTTTTCCTGCAGCTGTGTCTTTTCTTTTCTTTGCTGTAGATGCTGCATACTCTGAATCCGATAATGCTGCAATCGCTTTTTTCGGGAGATATCTTTCACCCGTTTTCGCAGACGGCTTACCACTCTTAGTACCCCAATCTTGTTTTGACCAAGACCTAAGACTTCTTTGTGACTTTTTTAGGTTTGACATTCTTTGTTGGTTTTTCAGTTAAACATTTTTTAAAAAGCTTTGAGTAACATTTCTTTGCTTTATCCATTAGTTCTATCATTAATTCTTTTAATCCTATTATCATTTGTAACCACCTCCGGCAGCTTTATATTGTTTAGCTAACATCTGGGCTTTTCGAGCAGACCATTGACCGGCTTTACCACCTTTAGTACCGGCTTTAATTTTCTCGAAAAGCCTCTTACGCAAAGTTGGCTTGGTATAATTACCAGCTTTGTTTACGGTTGATTTACTTTTTGTTTTCTTTTTTGTTGCCATCTTTTTTTCCAAATATTAAATCCCAGTTATCTCCATATTGCTTTGAGTGTGTGTTTACTCTAGGTCTTGCACCTTTACCACCATCACTTTTACCATATATACTTTTTCTAAAAGTTACTTGAGAACCTTCATCATTACCTATTTGTCTACCCACAGTTTACCATTTAACTTTATCAGCCCAATAAGCTGCTGATAGTTTACCTTTTTTAATATTCTTACCGTGTCTAGCTTTAAAAGATTTTCTTTTAGCTTTCATTCTAGCAGACTCACCTGCTTTAGGTTTACCTGCAGTACTTGCACCTTGTTCACCAAACCTAATCATTTTAATAGTGCTGCCTTCTTTAGCTAACACCACGTGTGATTTTGTAGGATGTTTAGGAGTTCTCTTAGGTTTGTTATAACCTGAGAACCTTTCTCCTCTATATTCAATGCTCATTAATGTAATACCCTTTTTGTATGTGACTCTTTATGTTGTAGTTCATGCATTTCTCCAAGAACCAACAACCCATATTGTATAGCTATACGATTAGCCTGTGCTATATCTTCTGCTCTAATGTAAGGACCTATTGCAGCCCCATCTTCATTAACGTGTTCAGTTATCCAGAGTTTCATATTCACCATCCTCTACGGTTATATCTATTGTTTGTTTTTCTGGTAATATAAAAATACCACCTTGAACATTATGATTAACCTCTAGTCTTTCTTTTTTACCTAAACCAACCCTATCTAATATAGTCTGTGCAGCTTGTAACTTTATATTAGCTTGAGGCAGAGCTTTATCACTCTGTAAAACTTCAATAAGTTTAAAAGCAGCAGTAGGGGCTTCCCTTGCAAGTACATCTGAGGCTAAATCTACTATCTCATGTTTAAGACTTTTAATTACTTGGTAGTGATTTCCTGAGTATCCTGCTAGTTCAGCTGATAGTTTGAGGTTTCCTTTAGTCTCTATGAGATTATTAAGAAAGTCCTCTTGTTTTGTTGTCAGTTTTTTCTTTGTTGTAAGTGAAGACATACGGATATTATAGATGCTTATAAAGAGTTTGTCAAGTTTTTTAAAATATTTTACAAATCACTTGACAAAACAATAAATAAACTATATAATAACATTAAGTGTGCCGGGGTTGAATACATATCCTAGGGAGCTGCTCAACTCTGTTTAGCTCTTTGAAGTTACCACTTGAAAATTACCTAAAATGTATGAACATTAGTATATATCCCCTAGACCCCCCATGGTGCTCCTGCGTCCCCTACACTAAAAAGCTTTAAAAAAACACCCTCAAAAACCCTGTAAAACTATAAAGACTTGAGAGAGCTTTATAAGGCATCTGGAATCCTCTAATAAGACCTATAAAACCTTGTAAAGATTGCATGGCTTGGATATGGCTCGAGAACTTAACGAATTTATGGGGCTTAATGGGTGCGAGATTTATTATTTGTATCTCATTAAAATAGTTAAGCACTCTACAAGGCTATACAAGGCTACTCAAGGAATTTCTAGGGGTATGGATAGGCTAACCTAGTCTATATTGTTAACTAGTTAACAGAGAGCCTTAGAACCCCTATGTATACAGTGCATACATTACAGGGATATTTAGGTTTATTTTAGGCAAAAAAAACCCCTCGAATGAGGGGCTTTATCGTAGGGATACGAAGAGGTTATTTAGACATCAATTTCTTGTAGGCTCTCATAGCTTTCAAGTCAGTAGCTGGTAAGGATTCTAATTTTAAAATCTTAGCCACTTGCCCTTGAGTCAAAGGAGATTTTTTAGCGTTCAATTTATTTAAAAAATGTCCTCGAATAGTCCCAAATTTAATGTCTTTCGGGCAATCTTCTTTGTTGGCGAAAGTAGCCGAAATTTTCATTACCATTCCAAATGTTGCAATAGCCTTGTCATCTTTAACGACAAAGTCTTTTTCTTCAACTTTTTTATCGTTAGATTTTAAGATTCCTGAAGCCAATTTTTCAAGTTCTTTTGGATTAGATTTGAGTAACAATTCTAACTGTTTTTTTAATGATTTATTTTCCATAATATTGACCCTCTTTGGTCAGTTTATTTTTAGGCGAAATTGCCTTGCTGATTTTGTAATCAACGACCCATATTAAACCCAATCAATCACCATGTCAAATAACCCCAAAATCAAGCCGTTCTGGAATCTATTTTTTACCCATACTTTATCCTATATTTAACTATAAAATAATGATTGCAACAACAAATATATGTGTATATATCGCTTTAAAGAAGGATTGCTAGACTATTACGCATAGAGTTCTACATGCAGGTAAACTTATACGCATAAACTTTTACGATTACTTAATAGTTTATGTAAACGATTATGTGTGTGTTTCAAAAAAAAAGTGTTGACTTTCTAAAAAAAGGGTGTAAAGTGTGCCCCATCAACGACACCGACCTATTAGGTCAAGGAGATAAGATGAGTATTGATAAATATAAAGAATACTTAATAGAACTAAAAGAGAATGAAGAAGAATTACTAAGTAATGTTATTACTGATACAGAACTAAATGAACTTGATAATATAGATATTCAAAAGTTTTGTAATGGATTGGATAGTAATATTAATATTAGTGATTTAGATACATTTCAATGGGAATATAATTATGAAGACTAAGTGTAAAAATCCTAATGGATTAGATAATTTAAAAGCTATTGTTAGTAATCAAATTATTGACCCAGTAAAATTCAATAGTCTTGATAAGGCTAAAAGATACCTTAAATCAGAGGGTTATAGGTTTAGACAAGCTTTTAATCACAAAGAAGATAGGGCTATGATTTATCAAAGTAGATTTGGTTGGATAAAACTTACATCAACTTTTGATTATTTAAACAAAACAACTATGGAACAGGGAACTGTTTGGAACATAGTAAAACTATAGGAACTAATATGAAAGTAATAGATTATTTTAATAGAATTGAAGAATGCTCAGAAATGGAGACAGATGAAGGTTTTCATGCTTTTGATAAATGTGTAAATAATTTAAGTAAACAAGAATTACTTGAATTAATTATAGAATTTACAAGTATTGTAGCAAGATTAGATGTAAGTTTAGATATACTTGAAAATCCTTTTGATACAGATAATGATTGGGATAAAGTTTCTGAAGAAGACAAGATTGCTTACAAAAAAGAAAGTAAACTTATGAACAAAAGCCATCTAAAGATTGTACATTAAGTATTTATACAGGTAGTTTCAGCTTGACATTCACTCTGACTTACTGTAGACTGCCCAACATCAACACAGCTACCAAGCTGACAAGGAGATAAAATGAAGATAAATATACATAATGTAACTAAAATAGAAGTTAAAAAAGTAAGTAAAGGTAACTCTTATATTTGCAGAGATTTAGTTATACATCATATATCATTAGATAGAAAAACTGGAGAAGAAGTATCACTGAAAACTAGTATAGATTTGTTTTTAGACGATGCTTCTGCTTCTAAGTTAGTATATTCTAAGTAGATTTATTAAAACAAATAGGACACCAAGTAAAAGAGGCGATAAAAACAATACGAAGCGTTTGTCAATCGCACTAAAATAATACAACTTGGTCTCTAGGGAGTGCTGTTAAATCGTAAAGTAAACTGTGAAATCAGGATAAACTATACAATTATAAACCGAGCAACAGACCTGAAAGAGTGTGGGTATCACTTACCAAAACTACCCACCTAATATTAATAATAATAAAATGGAGATAAGTATGAGTAAGACAACTTACACAATAAGAGGTAGTAAAACTACACTACCAATAGGATTAGCACCACTTAGTGTGCAAAAACTATGGCAATATTCTACGAAACAAGGAATAAATTTTCTTAGAGTTAGAGCTATACAAGAAAGAAATGAAAGAACTGAGGGTAGGACTTTCTTTGGATTTCATAAAGCTAAAGTATCGGCTTATCAACAACTTGAAGACCCTATATTCCCACTATGGTTTAAAAGAAAAGTTAGACTTGGTGAAAGCAACAAGGGTATGCAAGTTTTAGAAGTTGCAGATAACTTTGATGTTGAAGAAACAATGAAAGTTGTAGATGCTTATGAAAAGTATGTAGATAGTGCTTGGAATAGATTTACTGTTAGACTGAAGGAGACTTTATTTTACAGTGTTTCTTTGTTTCAAAAATAAAAGTTTAGTGTAAGACGAACCTATCGTAAAATCCTGAAGTTTAAGACGAAGTAGGTCATAGGTTAAAGGGTGTAATGAGTGCTAGAAACCGTCGTTCACCACACTAAGAGTGCTGGGCATCACTTTAAAGTGTCCATTTATATTAACAGCTATACATACAGGAGATTATTATGGCACAACAGATGAGAAAATTTGAACAAGAAGCAATAGCTTCAGAAATAATTAGTAATATTAAACAAAAACAAGTAATTTTACAGAAAGATTTTGAAAATTCTGATACTTTTCAATACATAAATACGCTTTGTGAAAATGTACAAGCTTTACAAAGAGAACAAAGCGATATCAGTAATCAAATATCAAATATAAAAAGAAATATTGACATTAAAATTACAGATTTTAACGATAATATCAAGCCAGATTTTAATTTATATTCAAATTATGATGCAAAATTAAACTGGAATTACAACGAATGGCAAATTAAACAAGAAATAGAAAACAAACTAGCAATAGCCTTGCTTTCTGATGACTGGTCTGATAAACTATCACAAATAATTGAAGATATTGCTAACCAATATACTTAATGGAGATAAATATGGCTAAAACCTATAGACAAATAATTGAAGAACTAGATGACATCATATTAGATGAAAGTAAATCAGAAGAAGAAAAAGATAATGCAAGAAAAGAAAGAAATGATATATTAATGGAACTAACAATGAGAGCCTACGGCTAGGAGATAATATGACACACAATGATATAAAGAAAGGTATGAGAGTTCAACTAACACCTATACCTATGATTTCTAATGCACCTAGAACTGCTACAATCATGGATAACATGAAAGGTATTACTAGAATGGTGCACATAGATGAAAAGAATGGATACTTTGCCGACATGGGAAGTGTTTATGTTAGTGAAATAGAATATGTATTATATGAAAATGATATGCCTGAACCAGTAGATGTTTCAGTAGCACATCAAAAGAAATTAGATACATTACAATCAATACATTGGGGATAAAAATATGAGTGATAATATAAAATGCGAAGGACTTTGGAGAGTGACAGTAACTAGAAGCTATGAAGCTGTTATAGAAGTATGTGCTTCAAGTAAACACGAAGCTGAAAGATATGCAAGGTCAGACGAGAATCAACACATAGCTAATCATAACGAAGATTACTTTCTTAGATTCCATGACATAGAACATACTCATGAAGCTAAGTTGTATGAAAGCTATGAAGGAGACGAGTAATGTATATAGATATAAGAGAAGAAGTAAAAGACGAACTTGATAGTAGATTATCAGACGCTACAAAAGATAATGGTGATATATATAGACTTACTTTACCGAAAGATGGTAGGTATGGTAATCATGGAGATATTATCAAGTATATTGATGAAGAAGTAAAGACTTTAGAAGATATTAAAGTTGTTCTAAAGGCTTTGATAGGTGGATTAAACAGGGAGGTATAATGAAAATACAAGTACAAAATCCAATAGGTTATAGAGACTTAGAAAGCATAGACAAGACTATATTATTTATACATATGTATAAAGATAATGACTTGACAAATACAAAAGCTATAGATGTTTGTG